TGCCGTATTAGCAGCTAACCCCTATGGAGCAATCTTAGCTGTAATTGGTTTGGTCGTAGGAGCGTTGGTTGCCTTTACAGGTGAATCAAAGAAAGCTGTCAATGTGACGGGTGAATTATCACAAGCTACATCTGAAGAAGCCAACAAGTTAAAACAACAACTTGTAATCTTGACTCAATACAATGGGTTGAGAAATCTACAGAAGAAAACATTAGAAGACCTCAAGAAAGAATATCCTGGTTTCAACGCATTCATAGACAAAGAAAACAAATTAACACAAGATGGTGTAAAGTTCTTGAAGTTAAAAATCAGGTCTTATGAATTGGAAGCCAGAGCTAAAATTGTGGTTCAAAAAATTGCTGAAAACAACATTAAGATTCTTGAGATTGAGAATAAGGGTATTTTAGACCAAGTAGGCTTTTGGGAAAAAGCTTGGAACTCTATTAAAACAGGGGGAAGTATTAGTGGTCAAATTATTGCTAACTTGGAAACAGGGATAAAAAATCAACAAGCAGCAGTTAAAGAAATCACAAATGAAAATGGTAAATGGGAAGCTGCTCTTGGAAACATTTATACTGAAACAGACAGAGTAGGGACTGAATTAGATAAGTACCAAGTCAGATTGGACAACCAAGTTAAGTCAGAGGAAAGAGCTACAAACGCAGCTAAAGATTCTGCTGACCAAAGAAAAGCTGTATCAGATGCGTTTAATCAAGGATTAAGAGCTTTAACAAGTTACACAGAGGCATTAGCCAAATACACTGAAGAGAATAAAAAGTTAGATGAGGTTCTTCAAAGAATCGGTCAAGGAAAATATGAGGCTCAGATTCTTGAACAACTAAAAGAAATACAAGATTTAAGAAAACAAAATATTGAAGCCTTGAACAAGGCGGGAAACACTTATATCAAAACAATTGAAAAAATATCAAATGTACCAACAGATAATTTTATCACCTCATTTGCTAAGTTCAGAGAAAACTTGGAGAATGAATTAAGTGCTGGTGGTAATAAGTTCAGGGAACAAATTAACAAGACATTCGGTAATGCTGAATTGACACAAACACAGAAAGTGGCTATTGACAACTTAGCTGAAGCTTATGGTAAACTATTTCAATTCATTGAAACAAGACCAGGTCTTAAGGATTTCGTTAAAGGACTAAAGGATATTAACGTTGCGTTTGATGACCAAAGAGAATCTTCTGAGGGATTAACCCCAACCTTAAGAGAAGGGTTTGATGCCTTCCAATTTTTGTTAGGTGATGTCTTAGCGGTTTATGGTAGTTACAAAAAAGAATTTAGTGCGGGTGGTATTGCTGAAGATTTAGGATTTGACCCCGCAACAACAAAACAATCTGCTGATGCGTTCTTGGCTACCCTTAAAAGTAGTTTATTAACACCAACACAAGTTGCTTTGGACAATGCTCAGAAAGACGTTCTAAAAAGACAAATCGCAATCCAAGAAGGTTTCAAGAAAACCTCAACAGTTGGTTCTGAAGATTATAAAAAAGCTGAAGTTGAAATCTCAAGATTAAATGGTCAGATTCAAAGAATTGACGACAACCTGAAAAAGGTGGGAACAAAAGATTTCATAATCTCCCCTGACGCAATTAAGACAGTTGACGATACAGTACAATCATTAACCAAGTTTTCTGATGGTATTGTTAAGGTTGAACAAGATGTAATTGCCATCAACGAACAGGTTGGTAAGTTCACACAGACATTGACAGGTGCTCAACTTGGTGAAGCTATTGGTGGGGTTATACTTGAAAATATTGATGCGATTAGTACAATCATTATTGGAGCACAAACACTTCAACAGAAAGAAGAAGCAAAGTTTGTTGAACAAGTTAAAAATGACCAAGCAGGATTACTTAAGTTTAGACAGGACTTGGCTAAACAAGGAATTGATTTGGCTAATACAACTGACGCACAACTATTGGCAGCTTATACCGCTTACAAGAAAAAAGAAGTTGAAGTTGCCAAACAAGCTGAGAAAGATAAGAGAGACGCTCAACAAGAAACACTTACTAATATCAGTAAGGGTATTGAATTATTCAGTCAAACTTTGAATCAAATATCTGCCTTATCAAGAGAAAGAGTTCAAACGGACTTGGAAGGATTACAGATTGCTCAGAGAAAAACATTGGAACTTGTGGTTGGGGATAGTGAAGCTGCCGCAGCTAAGAGATTAGAAATACAAGCTGAGTACGAGGCTAAAGCTAAAGAGATTGAGAAGAAAGGTAGAATTGATTCATTGAAGTTTTCATTGGTTCAAGCTATTGCCAATGGAGCTCAAGCATTCGTTAAAGCTTTAGCTGAATTAGGACCTGTATTAGGTCCGATTTTAGCGGGTGTAAATGCCGCCTTAACATTGGGTCAAGTAGTTATTATACAAGACCAAATTGCCAATGCTCAAGCGATGAGAAGAGGTGGATTGGTTAAAGCACAAGGGGGAATGTTATTATCAGGACCTACCCACGAACAAGGTGGAATACCACTGGCTCAAATGGGTATTATTGCTGAAGGACAAGAATCTATCATCAATAGACAATCTTCCATAAACTTTAGGGATTTATTATCTACAATTAACACATCAGGCGGTGGTAGACCTTTGGTGGTTAACAACTTTGATGATAGTAGAATTGTGGAGGCATTAGCTTCACAAAGACAGAAACCATTAAGAGCTTATGTTCTTCAAAGTGAAATTACAAATGAACAAGCTATTTCCAAGAGATTGGACGATTTAAGTAAAATATAAAATTATGGCATTAAGAGTTATTGAGTTAGACATTGATGAAGCATTAAGTGGGGACACCAGAGTAGAAGAAATCGCATTGGTATTACAACCTGCTATTGAAACAGAATTTATGTGGTTTTCAAAACAAGAGTTTGAAGAATCCATTTCTGATTACCCCCAATACATTATTGACAACGCCAAAAGAGCCAAGAAATGGGTGGATGAGAATGGTTATGGTGATTGTATGACCCCCGTTGGAAAAAATAGATTGAATCAGTTAGCTAATGGTGAACCCATTTCAGTTGAAACAATCAAAAGAATGTACTCTTATTTAGCTCGTCATAAAAAAGATTTGGAGACATCCAAGAGTTATGATGATGGTTGTGGATTACTGGCATATGATTCTTGGGGAGGTGTTGAAGCCCTTGACTGGTCAGAAAGATTTCTTCAACGAGTTGAGGAAGAAATGGGTTATGATGTCGGAGCTTTAACGCCATGGTCTCAAACAACTGGTACAACACAAAACTTCGTGAAGCCAAGAGCTGGTGAAGATAAATCAGCTTTCATCAGCAGATGTATTGCCTATGTTAGAAACGAAGGTAAGTCAGAAAGAGAAGCTGCTGGTAAATGTTATGGAATGTGGGAATCAGGATTTGCTGAGGTAGGTCCAAGAGGTGGGATTGTTGAAAGTGATAAAGCTCCAAAGAGTGATACACCGAATAGAAACCCACAAGGTGAAGGTTCAGCTAAAGGTGATGCTAGTGGTAAGAGAGGAGCAAAGGTTACAGAAGAACAAGAAAAAACATTACAGAAAAAGGTGGATGATTTCAACGAAAGAGAATCAAATACAAAGAACGGTAGAGCGACACTTGGAGCATTGAAGTCAGTATTCCAAAGAGGATTGGGGGCTTACAATACATCACATTCCCCTGAGGTTAGGTCATCAGAACAATGGGCTTATGCTCGTGTTAATGCGTTCTTATATCTACTAAAAAATGGTAGACCTGAGAACCCCAAATATACAACTGACTATGACCTATTACCAAAAGACCATCCAAAGGCTAAAGATTCTATGAGTTTATCAGAATACGATTTGGATGTGTTTGGATATATGACCAAGTATTTTGAGATATGTCCAGGAGCTCAAGCAACCTTCAAAGATTTAGTTTCCATCAAACCAACAGAAGATTCAATAGGAATGATTCGTTCAGCCGCTGTGGTTGCTGATTCAGTTTTCAAGATAGAAGCTACTGTATTGGAAAAACAAACTGCGACACAAGAACAACTTGATGAAGCGGTTGTGTTGGTAGAAGATTTCAAAGACATCATTGGTGAACTTGAAAAGATATACAACAAAAAGTATGATGTGTCTTATATGGATAATCATATCAAACTAATCGCATCTTATGTCGGTAAAGAAGATATGGCAGAGATTGAAGGATGTGGATGTGACTGTGGTTGTTCGGATGGAACAATAGATACTGATGGATTATATTTCGGTACAACAATGATTAACGGAATGCCAGTGTTTGAGTCAGCTGATGAAGCTGCGACTTACGCACAGGTTATTGGTTGTAATGGTTCACACGAACATATGGTTGATGGTAAGGTTGTTTATATGCCATGTGATATTCATAACCCTGAAATCGTTCAAGAGACATCTCCTGAGGTGTTAGAATTGATTGAAGACAAGGGTGTTGAATTGGAAGACCTGTTAAAAGCAGGATGGGTTATTGATGAGGTTAATGAAGTTGACGCAGAAAAGATTAGAAAAGAAATGGCTCAGAAGTTTAATCAAATTAAACCTGAGAAATTCTATCAAATTATTACCACACCTGGTGAACCATCCGTTCAAGATTTAGGTAATAAGAGATTTAGATATGTGTATATGGTTGGTTTTGGTTCAGAACTTATTGAAACCTCAAGACAATTTTGTAGAAGAATGTTGGGTGGCAGACAATTCGTTTTCAGATATGAAGATATTATGGCTTTATCTGCCGCTATTGGTAGCGAAGCTGGTAATATGAAAATCATTCCAAGACCTAAAGGAACATCTGTAGATTTGTTTAGTTATAAAGGTGGAGCTAATTGTAGACATTATTGGCTACAATTGGTTTTCTCACCAGGTATTGCAGGCATTACATCAGAACAAACACCACAAAACAAAATAACTAATAATGCCAGAAAGATGAAAGAGGAGGCTGATTATCAAATCCCCGCTCCGAATATGGCTGGTACAGTTAACCCTCCTGTTGATTATGGTTCAAGAAGTCCACAATCTGTGGGTATGTCCAAAGAAGAGTTTAGAAGGTCAGAATCAAGAGTAATCATTGTTGATGTTGACGATACATTGGTTAGAGGAAATACCCCGATTAAGAAGACGGTAGATTATGTGAACAGAAAGTGGGAAGACCACAGAATTGTAGTTGTATCTGCTAGACAAAAATCAAGAACAGGAGAAACAGAAAGAGAGTTAGATAGATTAGGTATTAAGTGGGACGACATTTATTTGTCGGATTTTCCACAAGGACCAAACGCAGGAAATTCTTTCAAGGAATATAAAGCTAAATGGTTAATGGATAAGGGTTACAGAATCTCAGAAGCAATTGATAATTCAGGTGAGGCTAGAAGATTATATTCTAACTTAGGAATCAATGCGAAGAGTCCAACATCACTTAAAGCTTTACCTGCTGGTTTCTTACAGGGATTAGCAATATTCAAAGATAAAGAAGATGCCAAGGAATGGTCATTCGGTTGTGGTTGTGGAGGTTCATACGAACCTGTTGACTACTTGGGTGAAGTTATGTTCCAAGCATGTTCATTAAAGAAACAAAAGATGTCCACTCAATTCTCATTAGACGATGAGAAACGAATGATATATTCCCCCGCTATGAAACCTGGTATTCTGATTCCAAGATTGGATGAAGTAACCAGAGAAAAGTATTTCGTTACATTCAAACCTGAAACGATTGAGCGTATGGCTCAAAGGTTCTTGATTGAAGGTAGAACCAACAAGACAAACTATGAACATTCTGAAGTTAAGTTTGAAGATGTTTATTTGGTTGAATCTTGGATTGTTAATGGTGAACAGGACAAAGCTTATTCATTGGGTTATACAAATGAACAAGTACCTGTTGGAACATGGATGGTTGGATTCCGTGTTGACAATCAGGAAGTGTGGGATATGATTAAACAAGGACAAGTAAAAGGAATTTCTATTGAAGGAAACTTTGAGTATAAGTTTTCTTCATTCAATAAAGACGAGTATTTATTGGAAGAAATAATAAACATTCTAAATCAAATAAATCAGTAATTATGAATGCTACACAAGCTATTGACAAAATTGTCCAATTACTAGGTTTGAAATTCAAGAAAGAAAGTTTTTTCGCTACAGTACTAATAGATGGTCAAACTCAAGTCACTAACAATTTAGATAGTGATTTTGGTATTGGTCAAACATTGTATGTTGTTGGCGATTCAACATTAACCCCTGCTCCATTAGGAGTCCACACAACAAGAGAAGGATTAGTCCTTACTGTTGATGAGGAATCTACAATCACGAAGATTGAAGAAGATGTAGAAGAAGCTGAACAACAAGTCGTTGAAGACGAAGTTGAAGTGGAAAACTCTAAAATCAAAATGACTGAAGCTAAAGACGCTCAAGGACAAACATTAGAATCACCAACATTTGATGTGGGTGAAGAAGTGTATGTTGTTGGAGCTGACGGAGAAAAAACTTTAGCACCTAACGGAGAACACCAAGTGATGTTAAAAGACACTGAAGGTAAAGAGGTTAAAATCAGGATTCAAACTGTGGACGGTAAAATTGTCCAAAGAGAAAACGTAGAAGGCATGTCTACAGATTTCGCTTCACAATTGGAGCAAATCAAATTGGGAATCAATCAACTTTTAGAAGTTGTTGACTCAATGAACGGTAAGTTCAAAACAGAAATTAGTTCAATAAAAAATGAGTTTGAAACATTCAAAAACGCTCCACAAAGAAAGCCTCTTGAAAAGAGAGCTGACTTCAAAGAAAGTTTTGAGGACTTCAAAGTTGATTTTCTTAAAGAAATAAGAAACAAATAAAATAAAAAGAAAAAACAAATTAAAAGATATGAAAAAGAACGAAAAATTCGCATACAATCTTTCAGGTTTGGATGTGTGGATTGACCAAAACGCAACTGATATGCTTATCAAGAGCATCTTAGGTGAGGTTTTACCACGTTACGCTACAATTCGTCCAAATATTAAAGGAACTCAACAAGTAGGTTTCTTAACAAACGACATCTATTTACAAGATGGTTCTTGTGGATTCAATGCTTCTGGTCAAACAAACATTGACCAAGTAACAATCGCAACATGCAATAAAAAGCTGAATCAGAGCCTTTGTGCTTATGATTTATACGACTACTTCCTTAGTCAAAGATTATCTAATTCCAACTTTCAGGAATCAGTGCCCTTTGAGGAATTAGTAATAACCGACATCTCAAATCGCATAGCGGACACTGTGGAGAAACAGCTTTGGAGAAACACAACTGCTTCAGGTGCTACTGAGTACAACAACCAATGTTTTGACGGAGCTTTAGCTTTAATCACTTCAGGTAATGGTGCTACTCAAGTAACTTACACAGCAGCAACTTCATCTAACGGTTTAGATGTATTCTCTACTTACTATGAGAGAATCCCTGCTAACGTATTACACAGAAATGACTTAGCTATGTTCTGTTCTTACTCTGATTATAGAGCTTTAGTTGCTTCAATGAGAAATAGTTCTTATGTGAACTTGTTCTCTTTTGATGACAAATCAGCTGCTACAGGTCAAGAGTGGTCAGTAATGTTACCAGGTACTAACGTAAGAATTATCCCAACACAAGGTCTTGATGGACAATCAAGAGTAGTTGCTGGTCCAGCTTCTTACTTCATGGTAGGATTCAACGCTACTGACAACGGTGGTATTGAAATTAAAGGTATGTATGACCCGTATGAAGACATCGTTAAAATCTTCGCTAGATTAGTATATGGTCTTGGAGTATTCTCTGTAGATTCATTTGTAATCGCAAAACCATAAACCCAAGTAAAAAAAACAAAAACATAATAATATGAGTTGTTATATTTCAGACGGATACACCCTTGACTGCCGCAATGCGAGTATCGGGGGTATTAAAGAGATGTGGATTTTGGGGACAAGCGGAAATACTATTTCTGGTTATACTACAAATGCTAGTGAACAAATTACATCATTTTCTGGTTCAGGAACATGGTATAATTTTGAATTAGTAAAACAATCTAGCTCTTTCACGGAAGAAATACAAGTGAACGATGTAGCACAATCTGTTACATTCGCACCTTCAATTGTAGTTTCTCTTCCAAAATTAGACCAGTCATTAAGAAATTTATTCTTTGACTTAGTTAAACAAAACGAAATCAACGCTATTGTAAAAGACAATAACGAAAGATATTGGATGGTATTCTTAGCTAACGGTGGCTTAGTGTCAGCGGGTAGCATGAGCACAGGACAAAACTATAACGATTTGAACGGGGTAACCCTTACAATCAGTGGTGGTGAACCTGACGCTTCAAGAGAAATCTTAGTTGCGACTACTTTAGCAGCAGTTGCTCCTCAGTTCACTTTCCAATCTTAATTGATTGAATAATATTAGTGGGGGACTTATGTCCCCCATTATTTAGCCACATTTTTATTATATGAGATTAGTATGGAACGGAAGGTCTTACAGACCAGTAACCAATTTTATCAAAGTTAAAGACGATGATATTAACGAGTTGATGAAACCATTGTCACAAAAGACAAAGTTGGGTTCAGCTGTGTTGACTGGATATGTAATCAATGCCAAACCAAATCCTGAGGGTGGAGATGTACCAGTTGTATCACCGAGTCCCACGCCAACTTTGACAATGACTCCTACTAACACATCAACATCTACAAACACTCCGACCCCAAGTATTACGCCAAGTTCTACCCCTTATATTCTACCTGAAACACCAGCTTTATGGTATGACGCAACAAATGTTGGTTCAATAGATTATATTACTTCAGGTGGAACAAACTATCTTGCTAATTGGAGAAGTATTGGTGTATACCAAAAAACTTTATCAGCAGCAACAATCAATAACTCACCTGTATGGTCTGGCTCAAGTCAATTGCCAGGTTCACCGAATGTTGTTAGATTTGTTGGTTCAACTGCTTCAGGGACAACCAAATATCTATCACAAAGATTTGACCCGACCTTAATACCACAAACGGGTGGAACAGTATTTATTGTTGTAGCATCACCAACTGGAGCAACTTATGCCTCAAGTGCTTCATTTACTTTTGGTTATACATCAAGATTATTTAGTGGAAATACAACCACAGGTGGTTTTGATACAGGAAATCTAGTAAACTCATCACCTCAGATATTAACACAGGGTAATCAAGCCGCTTTCGGTATAACCAAACAAGGTGTAACAGTACAAAACCAATTTGCGTATACAGGAACAAACTTAAATAACAAGTTTTTAATAGCCGCCACTTATCCTTTCCCGACAGGTAACTTTGAAATGGAAATAAACCAATCAGGTTTCACAAGTCCGAACTTATTTACTGGTAATACATTTGCCAATAGCTTCAACCAATTTTCTATGGGTCAAATTTATCAATCTGGTGGAACATTCTTTGCTAATACAACAAATAATTGTGAGGTCGGTGAATATATGTTCTTCAATCGTGTATTGACACAAGATGAAGTAGAACAAGTACAAAACTATTTAAGAGACAAATGGAGATATGATGAATGGGCTAGTCCTGTTCCGACTCCCACTCCGACGGATACTCCAAGCGTAACTCCGACTCCGAGTGTTAGTCCGACTACTACAATGACTCCAACCAATACAAGTACTCCGACCCCTAGTCCATCACCAGTACAATTTAGTCCTTCAGGTTTAACTAACTTACAAATGTGGTTCTTATCAACAAGTGGAGCATCAGTTTCATCTTGGACTAACTATGGATTATTAGGAGGTTCAGTAAGTCAAGGGACAGGTTCTCAACAACCTACAATACAAACATCAACTTTAGGTTCATTTAGTGGTCAAGCAGTTACATTCAGTAGTAGAGATAATATGGCTGGACTTGGTTTTACATCAACCAATTATTCATCTTCTACAGTATTCTCTGTGATGAAAGTGAATAGTACAGATGCTGCTGGTTGGTCTATTGATTTGTATACAACAGGACCAAATAATAATTCTTGGAGTTGGCAGTCAAGAAATACTGGTCAAACCTCAATCGCAAGAAAAAATCCAGGTTCTTCAACCTCACCAAATAGAACAATTGCTCCTCTATTATTGGCAACATCGGGAACAACAGGTTCATTCTTTACAGCATCTTATAATGATGTGTTAGGAACAAGTGGAACAACAACTAATACGGGAACTACGGCGAACACATTACAATTTGGATATGACCCTAGTTCATCGTCATCAACTAATATTGAGATATTTGAATATTTGGTTTATAACAGAGTTTTAACCACAACAGAATATAATGATGTAATGAACTACCTTAAAACGAAATATCAATATAATACTTGGTAATATGAATCAATACATAATTTTTATCAACGAACAGGAGGCAATTGACCTTATCAATCAAATCAATACTTGTATGGGATGGCCTGGCGACGGAACGATTACTTGGCAATTATCACCTGATAATATGTGTGAGTTTGATTTGACTACTGGTGATAAATTACCAATAGGGTATGGTGTTATTATTCAAGATAGAATATACAATTGTTTAACAGAAGAACAAAAAGGAGAAGTGTTTGTAATACCATCAAACATAAACACTTGTGTTTGGAACCCACAAATAATATAATGAGTAATCAGTTTTTAAGAACTTCTTGGACAACATATCTTGGTGAGTTAAGACCGATATGGGATATTAAAGTGAAATCATCCGAACCTGGTTGTTATTTCTCTGGCACTGCTAGATATGATGAAAACGCTCCGACTCCCACGGCTACGGCAACTCCGCCAGTGACTCCGACTATGACTCAAACACCAAGTCAGACACAGACAGGTACACCGAATCCGACTAGCACTCCTACGAATACCCCCACAAATACACAAACAAGTACATCAACTCCCAATCCGACAAGTTCCCCGACACCAAGTATAACGGCTAGTTCAACTCCGCCAGTAACTCCGACGAGTACAAGTACTCCGACTAGTACTGCTCAGGTCACGCCAACTCCCACGAACACTTCAACACCGACCAACACTTTAACCGCGACAAACACACCGAGCCCGACTCAAACTGGTACTGCTGTAATAACACCGACTCCGAGTATAACTCCTTCTGCTACTCCGACGACACCACCATTCTCACCATCATCTGTTCCTAATTTATTCCAATGGTTTGACGCTTCAAATTCATCATCTTATTCAACGAGAACAGTAGGTTCACAAACTTACGTTACTTCTTGGACAGGAACTGCTGGTTCTACTTTAACACAACCGACTCAATCTTATCAACCACAATTGATACAAGGAGCTCATGGATTCCCTTATTCAGGGGTTTCATTTGTTGGTGCTGATATTGCGTTAAGTGGTACAACGTCAGGTTCTGTTCCTTCAGGAAATACAACGTTTATTGTTTCATACAATCCGACAGATACAAACTCAATGGAGTTTTCTGTTGATACAAATAATGGTGAGGGAATATCTTCTCAATATAACAATAACAATATTGCGGAAACTAGAACTCCTTTCTATAAAGTAGCGTGGAATGGATGGACATCTGTTCAATATTATCCAAATAGTTTCTTAGCTGTGACAGGAAACTCAGTAAGTGCTGGTGGAACATTGAATGATAATCCTCATGATACAACATCATCATTCACGCCTGGTTCTACAATGACAAGAGTTAGAATAAGTGATATTGCCGCTGATAGTAATGGAACAATATTTGAAATTGTTGTTTATAACAGAGTATTGAATCAAACGGAATACAATAACGTTACAAACTATTTGAAAAACAAATGGAATTATGCTGTGTTCAGTGCCACTCCGACTCCCACCCCGACGGTTAGTATCACACCTAGTCCGACAGCAACTCCTGTTCTTTATCAGTATTGGAATGTTGAAGCTTATGGTAGAACGACTTGTACCTTAGCTACAACAGGTGTATTGAAAATATACACAGGTGGTGGTGCTTCTCCTCAAACTAATAGATTTTACTGTAATTCAGCATCACTATACAAATATAAACCAGTTTCACAAACCACACCTCAAGCATTCATTGAAGAATTGAACCCTCCATATGCTAGCTCAACAAGTTGTAGTGGAGTGAGTTGTATCTAAAATAGAAAATTATGGCATACGGAGTTTTAATAACATTAACAGATTTGGGTGGTTTAGTAGGACCATTTGACTTATATTCAAACTTGGATGGATATACCACTCCGTTTGA